CGCATGACAACCAAACACAGGACCAGCGCATGAGCGAGATGGTGGAACGAGTGGCACGGGCTATTGCGACAGAACTTGGTGCGAACCTTGACACGGCTTTTGCGGACAAGACCGAATGGACCAACATGCGCGGAACGGATGCCGCTGGCAGATGGCGCGACATAAACGAACCGTTCAAGTCAGATTACTTGGCCGCCGCCCGCGCTGCAATCCAAGCAATGCGGGAGCCGAGTGATGGAATGGTCGAGGCCGGCTGGCGCGCTAAGGAATACGGCATGACGCTTGAGGAGAGCGTGGCCGCAACGTGGCCCGCCATGATCACCGCAGCACTAGGGGAGGGCGAGTGATGGCTAGGGGGCGGAAAGCTGAAAAGCGGATTGATGCTATTCCGCCAACACGCGAACAGGAACTACAGGCTGAATACCGCCTGGAACCAATCACCGAACGCGGGCAGGTCATCGGCACAGCATATCGCCGCCGCGCAATGATCGACATCCTGCACGAGCGCGGGTTCTTGGATGAACCACTTTACAAGGCGCTCAAGCACTACCGCCACCATGCCGACATTGCCGACAAGTCACCGATCCGCGACAGCCTCACGAACTGGATGCCAAAGGCCTCTGGAGGCACAGGGCCGGGGATAGAGTTACTGAACGCCATTCGGGTGCGTGATGACTGCGAACGTGCTGCAATGGGGCTTGTAGACATCCTGCGCGCTGTTGTGGTGGATGACATGAGCTTGAGCCAGTGGGCGATGCACAGACATGGCGCACGCGAGCATTGCAAGATGAAGGGACAGAAGCGGGTTTGCGTGATGGCACCGACAGACAAGGCATTGAAAGAGGCGCGCATAGAAATTCGGATTGTGGCGGGGCGCGTTAAGGGCGAATTGGATGCTTGACGAATCTTGGGTAACGTGTTACGGGATCACTAACTAGTGGAACTGCGCCCACCCCGGAAGGGGTAATCATATACATGACAAAGCAACACACAAACTCTATTGATTCGGCTGACAGGCCGGCGCTTCAGATTGAGATTACACCTGCGATGATTGAGGCGGGGGTTGAAGCGCTTGGACAATTGGCGCGACATGATCTGGAGGCAAACCCTTACTCGCTCGAATTGCTTGTTCGGGAAGTTTTGGGATCTTCCCTTGCTGCTTCCAGTGCTAGCAACGCCGCCGACGCCGCATAAGCCGGTGGGTGAAAAGATGCCCAAATCTAGCCGACAAAGGCTGAAATAATGGAAACTGCAATTGCGATACGGGCCAATTTCCTTGCATTGCAGGCACCGCAAATAAGTCGCGCGGCTGAACTTGGTTTGCCTCCCATTGGCCATCCTGATGTAGCAGCGGCGAGGGCTTCGTAATGGCGACAGTCAAGCAACTCCTCGGCACGACTGCGGTCGGCATCACTTGCACGCTCACGTCGATTACGAACTCGTCGCTCCAACAATCAACGGCGGTTGATAATACCTCAAACCTGTTCATGGACGTTAAGGTGGCGGTCAGGATCAAGACAGCAAGCGCTTCGACCTCGGCAACCGGCGCGGTCAATGTTTTTGCTTATGGCACGGCTGACACTACAACGCCTGTCTATTCGGGCGGTGCAAGCGGGACAAACGGCTCCTACACGGCCAACAAGGACAACCTGATTTATCTTGGTTCGATTGCGGCGGTTGCCAACTCGACAACCTATGACGGGCTGTTCAACCTGTCCCGCGCGTTTGGCTATGGCGGTATCCCGGCCAAATGGGGCATTGTTGTCGAGAATCTGAGCGGTGCCACCCTTGACGCTTCGGTCGGTTCGGCTTGGTATCAGGGCATCAACGCGACGGTAGCTTAAAATGGCGCGCGGCTTTGGCGCGACATTGGGGGTATCGACCTCCGATATTATTCGGGGTGCTGCCTTTCCGACGCCAACGGTTTTCAGTTTCGCGGGCTGGTATTTCAAGAACGGCGCTGGCGGTCTGGGAAATGCCCGCATTTTCGACAAGGAAGGGTCGACGCCGGGCGACATCATCCTGCGCAATTCCAACTCCGATTCCAGCATCACGACATCAAAGGGCTTTTCGACCACATCGGGAGTGTGGCGGACAACTGATACAGACGGGTTTGCGACCGGTAAGTGGATTCACATTGTCGAAACCTATGATGCGTCCTCAACATCCAACGTCCCCACGATCTACATCAATGGCCGCTTGGCAACCGTCACAACGGTTACAGCGCCAGTCGGCACGGCAAACACCGGCCTATCGGGAACCCTGAGCATCGGCAACCGCTCGACGGCAGGTGTCGATTGGAACGGCATGATCGGTGACTGTTCATGGTGGAACAACATCCAGTTGACGGCGGCTGAGGCAAGGGCGCTATTCACGGGGGCGGACCCGAGGACGATTCGCCCGCGTTACCTCAATGAATATCTGATACTGAGTGAGGCGCGGCCATATTCTGCGGTCAAATCGACGCAGCCAACGGTTACAGGAACGAAGCCAAGGGCTGACAGGCTTGTTGTAGCGCAGGGGTTGAGATTCCCATTCTGCGCGGTCACAAGCGGAACGACTTATAATGATACGCTCACATCAAGCGCGACCGCAACCGATGGCGTAACGGTCACAGCAACATTTGCGACAACACTAACCGAGACGGCCACCGCTACGGACACGGTAACGGCGCTGGCAACATTCAACGCCACGCTTTCGCAGGGTGTCACCGCAACCGACAGTTCAATTGGCGGGAGTATATTCAACGACACCCTGACGCAAAGTGCGACGGCAACTGATGCTTATGCCCAGTCAGTAATATTCGGGCCAACGCTCACCGAAACAGCCACGGGCGGGGATAGTTACACGGTTATTGCCACATTCGCGGCGGCACTAGGCGAAACGGCAGCGGCGGGCTTTTCGCTCAGTGACGGTTCGGCGGCATCAATCTGGACAACAATACCGGCAACAAGCGGAACATGGGCCACCCAGGGCGCATCAACAGGCGTCTGGACAACGATACCACCTTCAACAGGAACATGGACATGATGAACGAAACAGCCAATGCGGGCGGGTCATTCGGGGCCGGTCTTATTGCATCGCCTGACTTGGGTGAAACTGTAGCAGGTCCGCGCTTTCGCTATCTTGTCGAATGCTTCGCGCCTGACGGAACGCTCAAATGGGCGGAGACGATTGACAACCTTGTAACAACTGTTGGCAAGAACGACCTGATTGACAAGTATTTCAAAGGCTCGGCCTATACGGCTGCATGGTATTGCGGTCTCAAGGGCACAGGCACGGCGGTTGTGGGTGATACGCTTGCATCACATGCTGGCTGGGCTGAATCAACACCCTATTCGGGCAACCGTCCCGCAATCACATTCGGCACAACGAGCGCCGGTTCAAACACGGCCACGGCGGTTGCATTCACCATCAACGCAACGGCAACGGTCGCGGGTGCATTCATCTCAAGCGTGAATACCGGCACATCTGGAACGCTTTATAGCGCGGGTGACTTCGCCGCGTCCCGTTCAGTCGCTAGCGGCGATACCCTCAACGTCACTCTGACGGTAACAATCAGCTAGCCAACACAAGCCCCGTCCAGCCTTAGCGCAACGGGGGGAGAGGCGACATAATGGGCAGCACTAAAATAGTAGCGGATACTGGAAAGCGAAAACCTCCAGCAGCGGGTAAAGGAAGGCCCAAAGGCGCGCTCAACAAAACCACCATGATTGCAAAGGACGCGATTGCGGCTGCTGCTGAAGGATTGGGCGGAACCGAACGCCTGATTGAATGGGCCAAGGAAGACGAGAAGAACGAACACTCATTCTGGACGACGATCTACCCGAAGCTATTGCCCCTGCAAGTGAACGGCAACATGGGTGTGAACCTGAATGTTATAACCGGCGTTCCGCGTGGCAACACAGTCGATTGATCTGGGCTACAAGCCTAGACCCGCATTTATCCCGCTGCACGTCCGCAAGGAACGTTTCGGCTGTATCGTAGCCCATAGGCGGGCGGGCAAGACTGTTGCCAGCATCATGGATCTGATTGACGCTGCGCTACGGTGCAAGAAGCCCCAAGGCCGGTTTGCGTATGTTGGCCCATATTACAACCAGGCCAAGGATGTGGTCTGGAACTATGTGAAGCAATACACGGCAGGCATTCCCGGCGTTGAGATAAACGAGGGCGAGCTTCGGGTCGATTTGCCGAACGGTGCACGGATACGGCTTTACGGCGCTGACAATTACGACCGGCTGCGTGGTATCTATCTGGATGGCGTTGTGCTGGATGAATACGCTGACCAGCCACCGCAGGCATGGCGTGAGGTAATTCGGCCCGCCTTGGCTGACAGACAGGGTTGGGCGTTGTTCATCGGCACCCCAAAGGGCCGCAATGCCTTTTTTGACGTGTATGAGAATGCGGTCGGGGCTGAAGACTGGTTTGCGATGAAGCTGAAGGCCAGCGAGACGGGATTGATTGAGCAATCCGAACTCATGGCGATGAAGAATGACATGTCGGCTAACGAATACCGGCGCGAACTTGAATGCGACTTCGACGCGGCGGTTGAGGGCGCTTACTACGCTGATAGCATAGAGCAGGCACGGGCTGACAAGCGCATAGGTGTGGTTCCCGCCGATCCTCTTATGCAATACCGCGCATTCTGGGATATTGGTGTTGCTGATGCCTGTGCGATCTGGGTTGCCCAGTTTGTCGGGCGCGAAGTCCGGGTTCTGAATTACTACGAGGCAGAGGGGCAAGCCCTTGCGTTTCACCTGAATTGGCTACGCGATAACGGTTACGGCTCGGCGCTGTGTGTTTTGCCGCATGACGGGGCGCAGCGCGACAAGTTCACGGCAACACGATTTGAGGACCATATACGCGCGGCAGGCTTTCCGGTTGAGACGATACCGAACGCGGGCAAGGGCGCGGACATGAAGCGCATTGAGGCGGGGCGGCGATTGTTCCCGGCCATATGGTTCAATGAGGAAACGACGCGCGACGGCATTCACCGGCTGGCGTCATATCACGAGAAGCGAGACGAAAAAGCGGGCGTAGGGCTTGGGCCGAAGCATGACGAGTCGTCACACGGCGCTGATGCTTTCGGGCTTATGTGTGTTGCTTACGAGGCACCCAAGAAGGCCCAGCCGATCCGCTACTCTTCACGAGGGATAGTTTGATGCAAGAAGACCCGACCGAAGAGACCGGCGAATATAACGCTATCGGCGAGATGGAACTGGTTGCGCTGTTGCAGGACCAGGAGCGGCTTGCGGTTTCGTATCGGTCAAGCGAACTTGCTGAGGACCAGCGGCTGGCGCTCGAATATTATGACGCGATGCCGTTTGGCGACGAGGAGGAAGGCCGCTCACAGGTTGTCAGCCCCGATGTTGCCGAGGCAGTTGACTACATGACCATAAGCATTCTGCGCACGGTTGTGTCGGGCGACCGTGTGGTTGAGTTTGAGGCCAAGGACGAGGGGCAGGAAGAGGCGGCGGAGAATGCCACCGAGGCCGTGAACTATCAGTTCATGCGCGGGCAGGACGGTTACAAGGTGCTGACTGACTGGCTGCAATCCGGCCTGATTGAGAAGATCGGCGTTGTGAAGACGCGCGCCCGCAAGGAAATGAAAAAGCGCAAGGAACGGCTTGCGGAGGTTTCCGAGGATGTTCTGGTTTCGCTCATGGGAGAACCGAGTATCAAGGTCACGGCGGCGACGCCGGACGAAATGGGAAACTATACGATTGAGGTCGAGACCGAGCGCGAACAGACCTGTTACGAAGACATAACGATTCCGTCTGAGGAGTTTCTGTTCTCGGCCCGTCTGCGGGATGTTGATGACATCGGATACAAGGCACACCGCGTTCTGAAAACCAAGTCGGAACTGATCGAGATGGGCTTCGACCGCGATACGGTTGAGGACTTGGCGGGAGAGGGCACGCGCTACGACAATGACCCGCGCTCAACGGCACGCTGGGTGGATGAGGGCAATGTCCCCGTTAGTTCGATGCCGGGCATGGAAACGGTCTGGCTGCTTGAGGAATATGTCAACGTCGATGTGAACGGCGATGGCGTTGCCGAACTTATTCAGGTCTTCCGCGTTGACAACACCATCCTGCATATGGAGCAGGTCGAGTGCAACCCGTTCGTTGTGTTCACGCCTTTTCCACGGGCGCATCGCATGGTGGGCAATTCACTTGCCGACAAGGTGATGGACATCCAGCGCATTCGCTCGGTTATCCTTCGCCAGACGCTTGACGGCATCTACCTGACGAACAATCCGCGCATGTGGCTGCCCAAGGAATGCGAGACCGAAAACACGGTTGACGATTTGCTTACGGTGCGTCCGGGCAGCATCATTCGCGGGTCCGGCGCAGGGGGCCAACCAACACCACTTAACGAGCCGTTTGACGTGCAGCGTGGCATGGCGATGTTGCAGTATCTTGCGGGCGAGCAGGAAAGCCGCACGGGCATCACACGCTTGAACCAAGGGCTTGATGCCGACACGTTGAACAAGACGGCCACAGGCACGGCATTGATGCAGGCACAGGGCCAGCAGTTTGAGGAATTTATCGCGCGCAACTTTGCTGAGGCCATGTCGCGGCTGTTCCTGAAGAAACTGCGGCTGATGATTGATGGCGGCGATCCTATCGCGGTTCGCGTTGACGGCACCTATCGTTCGGTTGACCCCAAGGAATGGACGCCTGACATGGATGTCAGCATTCGTGTTGGTTTGGGTTCGGGCCGCAAGGATCAGCGCTTGGCCTATCGTTCGCAATTGCTCCAGATGCAGCAGCTTGGGCTTGAGGGCGGTTTATGCTCACCCAAGCACATTGCGTCCAACATGTTCGGCTGGATACGCGACGCCTCACTGGGCAACCCGAACGACTATTGGCAGGACCCTGAAGAACCCGGCTACCAGCCGCAACAGCAGCAGCCGGACCCCAAGATGCTTGAGACACAACAGAAGGCCCAGACCGAGCAAGCCAAGCTGCAAATCACGGCACAGACGGCACAGGCTAAGGCCGCGAACGACCAAGCCAAGATCATGCTGCAAGCCCAGCAAGGCGCGGCAAAGATGCAGGCGGAGGCGGACAAGGCGGCAATGCAGGCCAACCTTGAAATACGCCGGCAGGAGATTGAGGCGCAGCTTGAGCGGGAAAATCAGGCTATTACGCTTGCGGGCCATTCGATGCGTCAGAACCGTGCGGGCGGGCGGCTAGATGTCTGAGGATCCCATTCGACGCGGCGCACGCTGGAAGCTTTTTCTTGAGGAAGATGGCGGCGTCGCGGACATGCTCAAGGAGATACGCCAGACGTATCTTGAGCGCATTGCAAAGGCGGACCCGAGCGAAACCGGCAAATTGCAGGTCTTGGCTATGGCGCACCGTGTCAGCCTCGAATTTGAGGCCATGATACGGCAGATTGTAACGGCGGGCGAGGTTGCAACGGCGGCCCGAGACCATGCCATCAAGATGGAGAAACTTTCGCCCGCTGCAAAGCGGCGCATGTAATTCCACCCGTAGGGGTGAAATACGGCCCGGCGTCACCGGGAATCACGTTGTGAAACGTTAAGCAAGGCAGAGCAAAAATGGCCCATCCCACAGCGGAAGCCGTTGAGCAGAGCGCCGAATCCGGCTCCCACCTCGACGACATCCTGAAATTCGCAGGCGAAGAGCCGGACAAACCACTCCCCGAAGAAGAGGAGGAAGAACCCGAAACCGACGAAGGTGAAGAACCGGAAGCGGAGGAGGAAGAAGAAGTCCCTGAAGAGGAAGAAGGCGAAGCGGAAGAACCGTCAGAGGCCATCAAACCGCCCGTCTCACTCAACAAGGAAATGCAGGCCAAGTTCAATGCGCTTGCTGAAACCGACCCGGAACTGGCGAAAGCCTTTGCGGACCACGAGTTACAGCGCAATGAGCAGGTCCGTTTGAAAACCACAGAGGCAGCGGAGGCCACGCGCAATGCGACCGCCGTTGCTCAGGCGCAACTTGCGGCAATTCAGCAGCAATATGCGACCGAACTGGAGGTTTACGCCAAGGCGTTCATGCCGGTTAAGCCTGACGTGGCTTTGCTGGCAACCGATCCCGCAGCTTATGCGCAACAGGCCGCGATTTTCGAGGAAATGTCTGCCCAGTATGACACTCTCATGCAGCAGGTATACCACGCACGCGGACAGTCACAGGAATTTCAGGTTCAATCGTCACAGCAAGACATCGCCTCGGAACAGGCGCTATTGAAAGCCCAGTGGCCGGAGATTCTGGACCCTGCAAAACAGGCTGAATTGTGGAGTGGACTGGTAGAAGTCGGGGGCGACCTCGGGTTTACACCGGAAAACCTCGCCAATTCGTCTGCGTCTGAAATGTTGGCGCTCAAAAGAGCCAGTGAATGGCGGACAAAAGCCGCCAAGTGGGACGCTTTCCAGTCGTCCAAGATGTCAAAGATTCGCGCGGCCAAGGACCTGCCCAAGGTGGCAACACCGGGGACGGGAACGCGGACAACGCAATCGAAGGCGGACAAGGCGACGGCGGCATTCAATCGGGCCAAGGTTTCACGCTCGGCCAATGATTATGTCGATTTTCTGGAGGCTAGCGGAATCAACCTCTAGCCTCTCAACCACGGTTCCCGCGTCGTGAGACGCCGGTTTCCCAGTCCCGCAAGGGCAAGATGGACTTAATACAATGGCAGTTCTTGCAAATACCATCCAGGCGGTTGGCCGCGTGGGTGTTCGCGAAGACCTCGCGGACAAAATCTATCAGTTGTTCCCCGATGATGCCCCGTTCACGGCGATGATCGGACGCGGTTCGGCAAACTCCACTTTTACCGAGTGGCAGATTGACGGTCTCGCCTCCGCCTCGGCAACGAACGCGGCAATTCAGGGCGACGATACGCCGAACACGTCCCGCGCGAATACAACTCGTGTCGGCACGTATACGCAAATCAGCACCAAGGTTGTGGGTGTTTCGACCACGGTTGAGGCAGTTTCAAAGGCAGGCCGTAAATCGGAACTTGCCCGCGAACTGATGAAGGCCGGACGCGAAATCAACACCGACATCGAAATGCGCGCATCGGGTAACTACGCCTCCGTAGCCCCGGCAGCGGGTGTTGCGGGCCTGACGGCTGGTGCACTGGCATGGTTGACCAGCAACGTCTCACGGGGCGCTACAGGGGCGAATGGCGGCTATTCAGCCGGCATCGTCGCGGCGGCAACCAACGGGACGCAGCGGGCCAGCACGGAAGTCTTGCTGAAGCCTGTGCTGCAGTCGGCATGGGCATCGGGCGGCAACGTTCGCGCGGCCATCGCCAGCGGCACGCAAAAGCAGACCCTTGCGGCATTCGCTGGTATCGCCCAGCAGCGCCGTGAAACGGGCGACAAGAAGGCAACGATTGTTGCCGGGGCCGACTTCTACGTTTCCGACTTCGGCGACGTGCAGTTTGTCCCGTCGCGCTTCTGCTCAACCCGCGATCTGCTCTTGGTCGATCCCGACTATTGGGATATTGCCGATCTTGATGGCTTGGTTGTTGAAGACCTTGCCCAGACCGGTCTTGCCAAGCGCAAGCTGATGCGCCGCGAATGGGCGCTTCGGTGCAAGAATCAGGCGGCAAGCGGCGTCCTCGCTGACTTGACCTGATGAACGGGGGGAGGGTTTCGGCTCTCCCCATTTTTTTTGAGGGGCTGATATGTCCTATTGGGAAGTCATTGACGACGGCTCTTGGAACGGGGTGCGCAAATGTATGCGCGCTACCGATGACGACGAGGGCACCGTTGAGATTAAATATGAGGATGTTCACGGCGAACAAATCCTTGAGGAAAACAAGCAAGCCGAGGCGCTCAACAAGCGTTCAGAATTTTGGCACGTAGGGCACGTTCCCGCCTCGCTCGGCATGAAATGGCTGGTTGAGGAGGGAATCGACATGTGGAATCCCGACCATGCCGACGCGGTAAAACGCAAGCTGATGGACAGCGATTACAGATTTTTAGTTCCCGGCTTGAACCGCATCATTCTTTGAGGTGAAACATGGACTTCAACAGCCTGATCGCACAGGTAGTCGATACGCTCGGCTCGCAGATTACCACGGCACAGGCAACGGCATTGCTGCCTTTTGTTGAGGCCCGTCTAAACCGCATTATTGACCATCCGAGCCGCGAACTTGAAGCCCGTGCGGTTCCGGTATCGGACGCGACAACGCTGCCAACGGATTGCTGGCGGGTTCGCGACGTGGCCCGTGATGACACGGCGGACGTTTCCTTGAGGCAGATGACACCGGACGCCGCAAGGACGCTCTACGGGCTGGATAACGGGCAATATGTGGCATATTCCATTCAGGGAAACAGTCTGAAGTTATGGCCGATCCCGACAGCCACAAGCACGGACGGGGTGATTATCCGCTATCAGCAGACAATCCCCGCGCTGACATCCTCGGCAACGACGAACTGGCTGATCAATTCCTATCCCGATATTTATTATTACGGCCTGCTGGTCCAGTCTGAGGCGTATATCGTCAACGACGAGCGCGTGGGCATGTGGAAAGCCGCATTCGATGAGGCTCTTTCCGAGCTTGCCCTTGATGCAAAGCGGAGGCGGTATGGGGCCAGTCCCCTTGTTGCTTACCCGTATAACTATGCTTAGGGCTTAGGCGATGAATTTCGGAGATTGGCTGCCAGATCTTGTCCCGTATAACCATGCGGGGCTTGTAACGGCGCGCAACGTCTATGCGGCCCCTAACGGCTATCGGCCCTTGCGCGGGCTTTCGGCCATCACGGGTGCATTGCCGGTCGCTTGGAAAGGCGGCGGCTCGTTTATCGGGCTGGACGGCACAACGGTTATGCTCGCGGGCACAAACAGCGGCATGTATAGCTATGCGGCGGGCGCTTGGACCTCGCGCTACGCGGGCGCTTATACAGCGGTCTGGCAGTTTGCGCAGTTCGGAACGTTCGTCATCGGGGTGAATGGCGGGGCACCTGTAAAATACACGATCAGCACCTCTACGGGCGCGGTTTTGGGGGGAACGCCGCCTTCGTGCAACATGATTGCGATTGTGCGCGACTTTGTGTTTGTTGCGGGCAACCCGGCGGCGCTTTCAACCCTCTATTGGTCGGATATCAACAATGCGGAGGTTTGGTCCGGCGGGCAGGCCAACAATCAGCAGCTACCGGACGGCGGGCCTATAACGGGCCTTGCGGGCGGCGAATACGGGCTGGCGTTCCAGGAGAATGCCATTCACCGCTTTACCTATGTCGGGACGCCGCTGATCTTCCAAAGGGATAAAATCTCAAGCGGCATCGGGTGTCTGGCGCCGGGCTCGATTGCCCAGTTCGGGCGCATGGCGTTCTTCCTATCGGGGCGCGGCTTCTATTCGATTGTGGACGGCGAACTGACGCCGATTGGGCAAAACAAGATTGATGACACATTCTGGGCGGCCTATTCGCGCTCGGACGTGCAGAACAATATCAGGGCTACAATCGACCCGAAACGCGCGCTTGTTGTCTGGTCAATGCTCGACCGCTTGTGGATTTACAATTGGGTTTTGGATAGGTGGACCGACGCCTATATTCCGGGCCTTACCGGGGTGGCAACGGGCATGTCGGCGGGCATCACGCTTGATTCCCTCGACGCAACCTATCCGTCCGGCATCGACAGCATTCCGTATTCGCTTGATGACCCGATTTTTGCGGGCGGCGACCCGATGATTACCTTCGTAAAGTCGGACTTCATCATCTATTCGTTTGGCGGCGCGACAACGCTTGATGCTACGCTGCAATTTGCCAAGACCGAACCGACGCCGGGCCGCAATACAAGGATAAGGCGGGCAAGGCTCAACAGCGACGCAACAAGCGGCGTGACGCTGACTTTGGATTACAGTTCGCGGCTTGGCGATTCACAGTCCACCGTTTCGGGAACAACTTTGACAGCGCTTGGCTACATGCCGATCCGTGCAACCGGGCGGTATATCCAGCCGACAGTGACGTTCACATCAAGCGCGACATGGACTTATGCACAGGGCCTTGCGCTTGACATGGCGGCGGG